TGGTAGAGCATTCTATAGATCTGGCGCTACAGAAACAAGCATTACAAACATAAATCATTCCACCTGGCCTTCTGTTGGTCTTATTGGTGATGTTATATTTAGTACATCGGATTAATTATGGCAGGAAAGTCATATATTAAGATTGGTTCCACCAACTGGGATAGAATTAAAAAAATGTATGTTAAGACTGGTGGTCAGACATGGACTGCTATCAGAAAAGCATATGTCAAAACAAGCAACGGGTGGCAGAAAGTATTTGATACTGCTAGCAATAGGCCATTTATCAGAAACAACGATATACCAAAAATAAGACTTAATACATTTAGAACAGACAGTTCATATAACCCTACTGGAACAATAGATGATCCAGTTAATCCAGTAGTTGAAGCACCTCCAGTTCAGAAGATGGGTCCAAACTATACATCTCCAAGCTACGGTTGGCCAAATGAAGCAATCGGTAGACATTTATGGGGATATGATGGAGATTGGGTTTCTGGAAACGGAAGCGCAATGACATTTGAGTATAGCTGGCTTTATAATCTATCTGGAAACAGAAATAATAATGAAGTAGAAACTGGCGCAACATCTACTACTGGAAGAACAGATATGCTTACAAATCTTTCCTCCCACCTTGGTAAAAACGACGGAGACTACTTTGATAGAAATTTTCTTACATTTAGAGTAACTGCTACAAATTCCGCAGGAGAAGCATCTTTTGAAAGTGCTCAAGTTTATATTGTAAGAGATACTCCAACTGGATCAATTACAATGACAGAAAAAGATATTGCATCTCCAAATAGCACAATGTCTGCTACATTTTCATATAGCAGCAGCTGGTATAACAAGGTGGACACATCAGAATCATATCTAGAGTGGTTTGCGGTAGACAATCTAGGTGATACATTGACAACATCTAATCGTGTTCAAATTGAAAATTTAAATACATTTACTGTTACAGGAACTACAACTAAATCTGGAACCACTTTCCATGTTCCCACATTAACAAATAAATATTATTATGTAAGACTTACTTTAAATAATTCAAACACTTTGCCAGCCAAATATAATGGATCTATTATCAATGTAGTTGGGTTTACCCCAAATGCTGCGGTTACTGCATCAGATAATAAAACTGTTAAAACTACTGCAGCAAACGGCCCATTTAATTTAACTAATGGAACTAAGACTGGTAGATACTATGACACAGCCTCATCTACATGGAGAAGATTTGTATCTGTAGATATTGGCCAGTCATCTTCTGCTGACAGGTATGAAGTTCAAATAGAGGGTCAATATGATGGATCTGCTGGATCTTATAACCTATCGTCTGCATCATGGGTTGTTTTACAAACTTTAAACGTTGCCCCCTACATTCTTGAGTCTAGCAGAATAGGTGGGACTTTAACAATGCCGTCGTATTCTGCATTAAACTATTTAAATTATAGATTTACTGCTAGGTCTAGAAATGGAACGTCTTTAAACGGTGCGGCATATAGCAATGGCGGAACCTCAACATCTTACCAGTATGTATCAGCAGCCTCTGTTGCCCCATCAGCACCATCTATATCTAATATAGCAACATCCACAGACTTCCAGGGCTCATTTGTTACATTTACAAATTACATGGCATCTACTGGAAGTAATGAAATTTCATACTATACATATAGCGTAGACAACGGATCAAATTTTCAGCAGCCAACTAGCGGATTTATAAATGCCAATGAAGGAAAGGTATATGTCACTGCTGGGTCAACAGTAAATTTAAGAATTAGAGCTACAAATTTAGATGGAGAAACAAGCGCATCAAGTAATCTATTAAGTATTACTGCAGCAGTTGTTCCAGGTGTACCAACATCAGTTGTTGTTAAAAGCTTTAGCTCTTTGCAGGGTACAATATTTTTGACTGCTGGAGCAAATACACAGTCCGTACAGGGTTATCTTGAGTACGACAGTTTTTCAACATTTGATTATATTGATGGTTACGTTAACGTGTCTGCAAATAGCGCTGGCAAAATTCAACTATCTGGTGCAAACTCTGCTACACGAAGTTATACTGCAGGAGTAAGGCCATTTAGTGGTCAGAATTTATCTGGAGGTTCTGGTGCTATAAGCACTATTACTACTAAAGTTCTTAATGGATCAGATAATATGCAGGTATCACTAGGAACAATCACACTTAGTGGAACTAGAACAATAAATCTTACATGGACTCTTTCTGCAGGTGCTCCAACCCACTATATAGCTAGGCTGTATCAATATAGTGGAGGTTCTGTAATATCAACAAAAACTATTACTGCTCCTACAACAAGCGTATCTTTTAATGAGTCTGATGGGGTTCAGTTTACAACACAATATTATATTGGCATTCAGCCTCAGTATCAATATACATCTTCTGTTACTTACGAAGATACAAACTATGTTTCTTCAAATATAACAACTAGCGCAAACCTTACGGCTCCTACTCCAACTGGAGTAACATATACTTCCGATGGAAACTTTAATATTTCATTTACTGGTGGTAGCGGACCATATTATCAACTATGGTGGGCAAGTACTACTGGAACTATTGCTGGGTCTTTGTTTGATCAGTATGATGCAGCATCTACTGCTAGTCCAATTAAAGAATTACCAATGGCTGCAAATGGATCAACATATTATTTCTGGACTAGATCATCTAATCAAAACTTAGGAAATACTACATCTGGAGGTACCGCTTCTTCTGGAACTTACAGCCCTTGGTCTAGCACAAATGTATCTATAACTGCAGCACAACCGTCTGGTGGATCAGCCTCTATAGCTGGAAGCTCTACTGTTGGAAGCACATTAACACTTTCAATTTCTGATGCGTCTGGAACTCCTTCACCAATTAGGGCATATATTATTTGGAGAAGAGCAGATGGCGGAGCTGGAGGAAATTCATTTACTGGAGGATCTATTATGCAGTATGGAGGCACTACATACACTATTGATTCTCCACTTGTTGCTTACTCATCAGTTGGATACGCTATTCGTGCAGAAGTAAACTGGGCAAATGGTGTGGGAACCGCACAGATTGTTAACACTAATTCTATTGTTGTTACTGCTGCAGCAGTTGCACCAAGCAATACAAGCGTACCAACTCTTAGTCCAACCTCAATTTCAGTTGGAACAGTATTAACTGCTGGAGTAGGATCATGGTCTGGCACAACACCAATTACTTATGATTTAAGAATTTACCGTGGAACCGCAAATGTTTCTACTGGAGAAACATTAGTTAGATCTGCTGGTAATGTTACATCCACTACGTATACAGTAACTCAGGCAGACTTTGATTCTGGTCAAAGATACTTTAGGACATATGTTAATGCAACAAATACGGCTGGATCATCTGGATTTGTTGCAGGTCAAGAGCGTGGACCAATTGCTACTCCAGTTAGCGCTCCAACAAATTCTAGCCAACCAACACTTTCTGCAACAAGTTTAAATGTTGGTGGAACACTAACAGCAGGAGTAGGATCTTGGACTGGCTCCCCTACAAGTTATGATCTTAGAATATACAGGGGAACCCAGTTTGTATCAAGCGGAGAAACTTTGGTAAAATCTGCTGGAAATGTTACAAGCACAACATACACAATGACTCAAGCAGACTATAATTCTGGGCAAAGGTACTTTAGAACATATGCTAGTGCTACTAACGCAGGCGGAACTTCCTCATTGACTGCTGGACAAGAAGTAGGACCATTAACTGTAGCTACAGTATCACCACCAGCACTTATTAGTATAAGTGGAAATAACTCTCTGGCACTTGGAGGAACTTTTACCTGGAGCTATTCAAATTCACCAACTGGCTACTCTATATTTGTTCAAGGTCCGACTGGAACAGTATTTACAACAAATAATGCCTATACCTATACTGGAACATCATTTAGGCCAGGATATGACGGAACTGGGTGGCAAGGTTCTGGAAACTATACAATATATGTTTCTGCTACAAATTCTGGTGGAAGTAGTGTTGTTTCAAGCCAAACAACATTTATGAATTAGGATGATTATGATTAATAATGAAGAAAAGTTATATTTAATTAACTTAAAATTAGATTTTTGGAAGGAACTCCTTCTGAAAAGCAATCAGGCTATACCAGTATTAAATGATCTAGGAAATCAGCTTAAAGTAGACAGCAACCTACAAGATATAAGCAGATATACGGAAATAATAGCCTTATTAGAAGCAGAAAAAGAAACCTTGACTAATCAGGGCTAAATGATATAATATGAAAGGAGGGTTAAAATGTCACTATTAACAAATGCAGACAAGCTCAGTGTAGTAAATCAGCATATTAAAAGCTTAGACTTTCAGATCTATAATTCAGAACTAGATCTAATCGTAGCAAATGCTGAATCACCTGTTAATTCAGAAACTGTTTCTGGAATTAACGCAAGATTAACTGCTTTAAATGCAAAACGTTCAGTTCTCGAAACAGAGGCTGCACAATTTGAGGCAGAAGAATAGGAATATAAATGGCAGAAAAAGCGGAACTAATTATTACCGCCCTACAACAGCGCATCGGAGAGATTGTATCTAATTATGAAACTCAAATTGCAATACTTAGGGCAGAAATTACTAAGCTTGTTGAAGAAAAGGACGCAAAGGTTGAAGCTATTCAAGCATACGAAGAGCACCTTGACGATCTCACAGCCAACTAATTTTCCTTCAGGTATCGCTGTTAAAACAGATAAAGATACATATTGGATTAAAGACGGTAAAAGATATAGGTTGATTTCAGATAGGGCCGCCCAGTCTTGGTGCTTTACTACGGTATTGGCAACTGAGGCGGCATTATCAGGTATTAAGCTTGTAGGTAAGCTAGGCTTTAGAGACGGCACCTTGATCAAGAATGTCGCAGATGGTAAAATGTATCTAGTATCACAGAATAAACTAAGACACATTGTAGACCCAGATTCGTTTAATCGATATGGCCTCAATAGGTCAAAAATGATCGAGGTATCTGAAAAAGAAATCTTGGCACATGATTTAGGAGAAAATATATAATGAGCGATACTTTTAATGATGGCGATCCAATTGATGCTACGCTGCTGCAAAAATTAAAAACAGATGTGGCAAGGGCTACAGCATTAGCTGGAGCAAAGGTAAGTGCTGGATCAAACATTAGTGTCGGAGATCTCGCAAATAAAACTCCTGCAGAAATTAAAATTCCCATATTTTTTGGAGGTAAAAGCGATAAACAAACTGTAGTTTCTGGAAAAAAATCAACATTTACACTTAATTATAAAGGTGCTGGATTTTCAGGTAAGCCTTCCGCAATAACCCTAACGGCTATATCTAAAGACGGATTAGCAGAAATATTGTCTCCTTCTATCATAAGCGGTACTGTTACACAAGATAGTGCAAAAGCCCAGATATGGGGAGCAGGAAAAACTAAAGATATAACATTATTTTTTATAGCAGTTCAATAACTAGCCTATTGACAGCCTAGTTTAATATGCTACAATTTGTTTAATATCTAAGTCACGACTCCGTGACTTTTTTTACGCAGGGAAGTTAAATGACAAACGATTTAAAATGGATGTTGTCATCCGATCAGCAATTCCCTTATCAAGATGATAAGATGATTGCGCTATGGTTTAAGGTTATGAAATGGTTCAAGCCAGACGTAGTAGATTATCTTGGAGATACCGACGATCAGGCTTGCTATAGCAAATACACAGAGGGAAGATCTGCAGAGTTTCTTCAACTTCATAAGGACGACAGCCGTGATTTAATTGTCCCAATGATGCGTCATGAAGCAAAAGGCGCAAGAGATTTTTATGCTAAGACTCGTGAGATGCTCCCAGATGCACAATTATTTTCAGCATTAGGAAACCACGATATACGTATCTTTGATTACATAGATAAGAAGCTTCCAGATTATGCAAAAGATGTTACTCCAGAGTCACTATGGTCTTTAGACTCATTGGGTTACGAATATATTTATTATGACTCATTGCCTAAGCGCCGCTTTGGTGATGTTCACGTACACCACGGAATTTCTATTGCAGCAACTGGATCTGTCCGTAAGGATATGGAAGACTTGCAGGTATCACTTATTAGAGGTCACTCACACAGAATCGCTTCGCATATGGTGACATATGAACTTAGAAACGGTGGCGAAGGAGAAACACTTCGTGGCTATGAGATTGGACACATGTGTGATGAAAAGGGTCCAGGCATGAAGTATACTCAACATCATGATTGGCAAAAGGGATTTGCTATTGCTCATATCGTAAATGATTATCCACATATTCAGATGATCCACATTGCCCCAGACTACTCTTGCGTTGTGGACGGAAAGACATTCTCGCTATGATGAAATGTGGAAGGTGTAATGGAAGAGTCTTTATTGATAGAGTATTCTCTCAAAAACTACACACGGAATTGTTTTGCATCCTATGCGGAAAGCGTTGGATGATCAATAAGGAAACGAATGCATTTGGTAAATGGCTAGAGAAAACAGACAGCGACTACGCAAAAAATTCGTCTATTTCTTCTTAAATGGCAAAGTACACAAAGTACTAAGGCTATCTAGAGCTAAAGACGAAGTCGTTGCGTGGTGCTACCCAGATAAGAAAAGATTAATGTATTCTTATTCTCAGGTAGATAAAGGTATGGAGCGAGCATATACTGTTGTAGAAGCCAGTAAGATATTGGGCAGACACAGGGTAACAATTGAAGAATATATTTTGCAGGGCAAAATAAAGCAGCCCCAAAAGGTATACCCAATTAGTAATCCAGATAGTACATGGTCTAAATACATGCTGAGCGAATCGGACATTTTGGACATTCATCAGTTTATTATTGATGCTGGACATATTAGAGATTTGCCTTCAAGATCAGAGTTGCAGGCTATTCTCAAACACAATTTAATATTGTATACTAAGACAGAAGACGGAAAGTTTGTACCTGTATGGAAGGCGGAGTAATGTCAGAGACAAGAGTAAAGGTGGACCTATCGTTCACACGCAATCTAGGAAACTACGAGAGCATAAAGATTGGTATAGGCGTAGAAGACAATGTGCGTAGTGGAGAGAATGTAGATACTGCCACGGAAAGAGTCTATGCTTTTGTTGAGAACAAGCTTATTGAAAAGACTCGTGAGGTAGAAGAAGAGTTAAAACGTGGCAAATGAGAAGCAGCCTTACGTATTGATTGGGCTATATGAATCACTTTACTCAGAGAAGTATGGTAAAAAGCCAAGACTTAACAAGTTTCGTGAAAAGTGGGCCATGCAGGATGTTATAGATAGTGTAGGATTTGATAGAGCCAGAGATCTTTTGGTATACTATTTTAAGACTAACAAGTCTGGGCACCCGCTCAGTTTCTTTTTCTATAACTTTGATAAGATTGATTACTTAAAGTCAGAGCGTGAGAAAGATGAAAAGCATCGTCGATTGCTATTACAAGCAACGAAAGAATTAGTAGAAGGCGGAAGCGAATGAATACAGAAGCAGAGTTGCTATCAGCAGTATGCAAAAATAAAGACATAAGCACACTACTGGCAGATAATGTAGATGAAATTTTTACATCGCATAAGGATATCTGGGATTCGCTAAAAGCATATTACTACAAGTTTAAGGCTGTTCCAGAAGCTGGAATTCTTATGGAGCGTTTCAAGGACTTTGAGCCAGTTGAGACAAAGGCTGAGACTGGATACTATTTAGATAAGCTAAAGAATGAATACCTAACTAGTAGATTAAAGAATATTATTCTTCAAAGCGGATCTGCTCTAAAAGAAGATGCTGCATCCAGAGTGCTTGGAGATTTACAGGCTAAGCTTTCACAATTGTCTAAGTTTACAAATCATGTTCGTGACGTAGACATTACAGATATTGAATTAGCAGAGAAGCACTTCCTAGCAGTTAAAGAGCGTTCATCTATTATGGGAGGTGCTCCAGGAATCCTAACAGGCTTTGATGCAATTGATAAAGCATATCCTACAGGAATGGCTCCAGGACACCTTATCGTTGCTATTGGTTGGCCAGGACGTGGTAAGACATGGTTTACATCCTACCTTGCTTGCAAGGCTTGGGAGCAGGGCTTTAAGCCTATGATTGTATCTCTTGAAATGTCTCCAGAAAATATGCGTGACCGTATTTATACAATGATGGGCTCTGGTTTATTCCGTGCATCAGATTTTGCAAAGGGTGACGTTAACGTCGATACATTCAGATCTTGGGGTCAAAAGAGATTTGAAAATAAGAACGGATTTATTCTAGTATCTAATGAAGGTATGGGTGAGGTCAATGCCAATACCGTTCAGGCTAAGATAGATCAGCATAAGCCAGACTTAGTTATCTTAGATTATCATCAGCTATTTTCTGATAATAAAAGAAGCACTGGTGCAACTGAGCGTAACATGAACGTGTCCCGTGAATTTAAAATGCTTGCAATGACAAACAACATTCCAGTAATTGATATTACTGCAGCAACTATGGATGATATTACAGACCAAGATGCTCCGCCTATGCTATCTCAGGTAGCATGGTCAAAGGCTATTGAGTATGATGCAGACATGGCTATTGCTATTCATAAGTATACAGATACTAATATGATTGAGGTTGTTAGCAGAAAGAATCGTCACGGACAGGAGTTCAACGTATTCTTAGATTGGGATATCAATAGAGGTATCATCAAAGAGATTTATGAAAATCCTTTTGCGAATGACCCATCGAAAAATTAAAAGGTTTCAGGTAGATGTTGAGTTTCAGGATAATGCACAGCTTATTAGCTTGAGACCACAGTATGAAAATTTGTTGATTCAGGACATGAGGGGTAAGGGCTACGTCAGGGTACTTGACATAGATCCAGCCTTTTCGGTAGAATTCACAGGCGAGACATGGAAGTTCTTAATGAGCATTCATGGTGTTTATGTGGGAAAGAAGAAGGCATGGCAATTAGAGGGTATAACACAAGGGAAGTCGATACCACGCACTACACGCCGAACCATATCAAGTCGATCATAAAATCTATAGGACTTGAAATAGTTGGCGAAACTGGTAATGACTTTCTATGTTACTGCCCATTTCATTCCAATAGACACACATCAAGCTTTAGCGTAAGCCGTGAGAAGGGTGCATTTATATGCTTCAATCCTTCATGCGGTGAGGCTGGGACTCTACAAGAATTAGTAAAGCGTGTCATGCATAAGAATGACTTTGAGGCAATGAGGTTTATTGCAACAAAAGAAACTGAGTCGTTAGAAAATTTTGACGACCTGTTGTCAGAAGCAATGAATGAGAAGCCTGTCTTTGAAGAGTTCTCTCAAGATACTTTAGATAAACTACATAATGGATTGATTAAAAGCGATAAGGCTAAGGCATATTTTAAATCTCGTGGAATTGAAATTCAAGCACTTAAAGATTTTTCTCTAGGTTATTCTGAAAACATGAACATGGTTACAGTTCCTGTTCATAGTCCAGATGGGCTACCAATTGGAATTGTTGGCAGATCTGTTGAAGGAAAATCTTTTAAGAATAGCACTAACCTACCAAAGAGCAAGACTCTTTTTAATATTCATCGTGCTAAAAGAATTGGTGCCCACGTCATAGTTGTTGAGTCAAGCTTTGATGCAATTCGTGTTCATCAGGCTGGATATCCAAATGTTGTGGCAACGCTTGGCGGATTCCTGTCTACCGAACAACAAAATCTTTTAAATAGACATTTCAATAAAATAACTATTATGACTGATGCAGACCAAGCTGGCAGGGAGCTGGGTAAAAGTATAGTTCATAAATTAAAATTCAAAGACCTCTTGTGGGCTTCGTATGAATATGGTAAGATATATCCTCATGATGCAAAAGATGCTGGCGACATGACCGATGAGGAAATAAAGACCTGCATTAAAAATTCTGTATCCGACATAGAATACAGATCTTGGAACTCGTGATATAATAAAAATACAGATGGATATATACCATCAACTATAAAGGAGAAATATATGAGTATAGTAAAGGGTCTAAAAGACCTCAACAAGGCACTAGATAAGCCTACCTACAGCGGTGGGGATGAAAACAAAGGTCGCTGGCTAAAGATTGAAGACGGCGAAAGCGTAAAGATTAGATTCCTACAGGAACTAGATCCAGATTCACCTAATTATAATGACAAGCTTGGTTGCGGATTTATCGCATTAGAGCACACAAATCCAAAGGATTACCGTCGCAAGGCTCTAGATACAATGGAGTCCGAAGGTCGTGACTGGGCTAATGAACAGCATCGCAAGGATCCAAAGGCTGGCTGGAAGGCCAGAACACGTCTTTATGTCAACGTCTTGGTAGACGATGGCAAGGAAGAACCATATGTAGCAATTCTTTCACAAGGTACAAGCGGTAAGACAATTACTCCTACCTTAATTGAATACGCTGGTGAGATGGGAAGCATCACTAACCTGATGTGGCGAATCAAGCGTAACGGTTCAAAGACTGACACAAGTTATACAATTATTCCATTGGCAAAGGATGAGACACCATTTGATTTCTCTGCTCTAGATTTGTATGACCTAGAAAAAACAGCAGTTCGTCACGTAACATATGCAGAGCAAGAAGCTTTCTATATGGGTGAAGGTGGCAATACAGAAGAGTCTTCTGCTTCATCTAGCAGCGTAGACTGGTAACACAAAGTTAAAGGCGGAGAGTTAATGTCATTTACACACTTGCATGTGCATTCATACTATTCATTGATGGATGGCCTTAACTCTCCTGCCGAACTTGTAAAGGCGGCAATTGATGCTGGTCAAACAGCATTGGCAGTTACAGATCACGGAACATTATCTTCTCACCGTGAAATGCAAATTGCCTGTAAGGAACAGGGCATAAAGCCTATCCTTGGAGTAGAAGCATACATATCACCTACAGATAGATTTGATCGCTCCTCTAAAACAGATAAGTCTATTCAGGCTTACAATCATATTATTTTATTGGCAAAGAATAAGAAGGGCCTTGAGAATATAAATATTCTGCAAGAGCTGGCTTGGAACGAAGGCTTTTATCATAAGCCACGTATTGATAGAGAGATTCTTAAAGAGTATGCGGAAGGTATTATTGTATTGTCTGGATGCCTTAATGGCCTCATTTCTAAGTGCATCGAAAAGAATGAGTTCTCTGAAGCTAAACTTATTCTCAAAGATTTTAAGAAAACTTTCGGTGATGATTTTTATATTGAGGTTCAATCTCACAATCCGAAAGAAATAAATGATGGCCTGCTTTCATTAGCAGACGAGCTTAAAATTAAAGCGGTGGCAACAGGAGATGCCCATTTTGCTAAAGAAGAAGACCGTATATTAGAAGAGGCAATGCTTATTCTATCAACATCTCCTAAGTCAGATAAAGAAGCAGACTTCGACATGTCTCGTCAGATGAAAGATATGTTAGA